GTAAAAATGTTAGAGAAAGAAATTGCTCAACATTTCCATGATGCTCAGGATCTCTATCGTTATATGATAGATATGGGCGTTGCAAAAGAATGTGCTAGATTTGTATTACCACTTGCTGTACCTACTAGATTGTATATGAGTGGTAGTGTAAGGTCTTGGATACATTATATTGATCTTAGATCTGCTCATGGTACTCAGAAAGAGCATAAGGTTATTGCAGAGGAATGTAGAGAAATATTTAAGGAACAATTACCAACAGTTTCTGAGGCACTGAAATGGTAGTTAAGGTACATAAATTTAAAAATGAACCTCCAGAAACACCATATGCACCATTATGGGATTTTGTTATAGCAGAGAAAGAGACTGATCTGGATGTAGATGAACTTGCCAAGATAATATTATCTAAAGAAAAAGAAATTATAGAAGAGTATCCAGAAGGATGGGCAAATAAACCAATAAGTGATGGATATACTGGATTAGGAAAAGATAGTTTGACTGCTAGATTTAATTATTTTAATGTATTGAAATGGGATTATCCAGTATGTAAAGATCTTCATAATGAGATTAGAATGTTTCATGATCAATATGTAAGTAATACTACTGATGGTAAGTTTGATGCTAGATTTAAGGTTAGATGTTGGGCAAATGTAATGCGTAAAGGTCAAAAGATTAATAAGCATTGTCATGCAACTCATCCACATTCTTATCTCAGTGGTCATTTCACAGTAGCATGTAATGATACATCTACCATATATTATCATCCTTATAATCAAGAACCATATCCTTTAAAAAATTCTTCTAATAGTATGACTTTTTTTCCTACATGGATGGCACATAGTACATCTTCTCATGAAGTAGATATTCCTCGAATTACCATTGCTTTTGATATACTCTTGTATAGTACTCCAGTAGAAGATTTAAATACCTTTTATGGTGATGATCACCGAAGTGCTATGAACCAAGAAGACAATTTAGTCTCCCTCTAAATAAAACTACCCCTTGTAAACTTTTATGGCTACCTATCCTGTTGTTAATAAAGATACTGGCGAACAAAAAGAAGTCGCAATGAGTGTCACAGAATGGTCTAAGTGGTGTGATGACAATCCTGACTGGCAGAGAGACTGGTCTGACCCATCAACAATGCCTGGTGTAGGAGAAGTTGGTGAGTGGAAAGATAAACTTAGAAAATCTAAACCTGGTTGGAATGAAGTTCTATCAAGAGCTCAAAAAACAGGTAGAAATCGCCAAAAACTTACTTTAGACTAATATGCCACGCAAAAGAAAAACTGCTTCAGTTGTTACTGGTATTGGCATGACTGCCAAACAGATGAAAAGAAAGAAACCTATTAGTAGTGATTTCTTAAATGACATCCAACCATTAACAGAGAATCAAAAACAATTCTTTAAAGATTATCAGGCAGGTAAACATCTTTTTGCATATGGTTGTGCTGGTACAGGAAAGACCTTTATAGCACTCTATAACGCTCTTAAAGAGGTATTAGATCATACGACACCCTATCAGAAGATCTACATGGTTAGATCTCTTGTAAGTACTCGTGAGATTGGTTTCCTACCTGGTGATCATGAAGATAAATCTGCACTATATCAGATTCCTTATAAGAACATGGTGAAATACATGTTCGAGATGAATACTGATGCAGATTTTGAGATGCTGTATGGAAACCTTAAGACCCAAGAGACCATTTCCTTTTGGAGTACTTCTTTTATAAGGGGAACTACACTTGATAGTGCTATTGTAATAGTAGATGAATGCCAAAACTTGAACTTTCACGAATTAGATAGTATAATAACAAGAGTTGGAGAAGATACCAAAATCATGTTCTGTGGTGATGCTACTCAAAGTGACCTTACCAGAGATAAAGAGAGAAATGGTATCATTGACTTTATGAGAATCCTGCAACAGATGGAATCATTTTCATGTATCGAATTCGGTCTTGAAGATATAGTTCGTTCTGGATTGTGTAAAGAGTATCTAACTACCAAACACGCAATGTCTATGTAATGTTTAATCATGTACCAACGAATCTCCCTTTATTAGAGAGAGAAACTATTGATGGTGTTAGATTTTATAAAGTTCCCAATGAGGATGAATTTTTAAAATTAGTATCAATCACTTCAGTGACTTCTCACTGGAGTAGAGAAAAGTTTGCTAAGTGGAGAAAGAAGATAGGAGAGGAGAAAGCTAACGAGATTACTCGTAAAGCAACTGCTCGTGGAACTGACATGCATACCATGACGGAGCACTATCTTTTAAATGAAGATCTTCCTACGGTTGCACCTATGGGAGATATGTTGTTTAAGATAGCTAAACCTACTCTTAACAAGATTGATAACATACATTCTTTAGAAGGATCTCTTTATAGTAAAGAGTTGGGTGTTGCTGGTACAGTAGATTGTATCGCAGAGTATGATGGAGAATTATCAGTCATTGACTTTAAGACTTCTAAAGCACCTAAACCACGAGAGTGGATTGATGGGTACTTTGTTCAGGCAGCAGCATATGCGTGTATGTATTATGAACTAACAGGTATTGCTGTCAAAAAACTAGTCATTATTATGGCATGTGAAGACGGTGAATGTGTTGTTTATGAAGAACGAGATAAGTTGAAATATATGAGATTACTTGTTACTTACATTGAAAACTTTTTAACTCACCAACTTCAATTACATGGAAAATGAATTTACTAAAGCATTAGATAAGAAATTTATGAACTCTGCAAAATTTGCAGTGGAAATAGAAAAACTTGTCAAAAATGAAAAACTTAATTACATCGATGCAATAGTTCTTTTTTGTGAAGATAATAACATTGAGATTGATTCTATTAATAAGTTAATTTCTAAACCTTTAAAAGAGAAACTTAAATGCGATGCTCAACAGTTAAACTTTATGAAGAGAACTACTCGTGCTAAACTCCCTCTCTAACCCAAAGACTCCATATTATTTGGACTTTAAGAAGTGGGTTCTTAGTGAAAATTTCTTTTGGAATTATGTGGCAAGTGGTGTTTCATTGCAACACCTTGCAAGAACTAATGCTAATAGTTCTAAAATATTTGATTCTAATGTTCCATTTTACACGAGAACTTTTATTAGAAGACCAGAGATAAAATCTTTTCCATCAATAGATCCTTGGGTAGATCCAAGTGAAGTTGATAAGGTAGTTGCAGTAGTAAAGGAAATATTTAAGCATAATAATGAGTCATTTAGTACTCTTTTGCGATTATCTGTTAATGCTGTTCATCCAAAAAGTAAGGTCGTAACAACTATTCCACATATAGATCATCCACATACACCCCATTCTAATTTTATCATATATTTGACAGATGCAGGTGGTTCAACTTTTGTGGATGATGAAAAGTTTGATCCTAAAGAAGATGATGTTATATTATTCAAGGGGGAGCATTATCACAATACTCCTGTGGAAAAAAGAAGGGTAATTTTAGTTGCAACTATGGTAGAATGAGAATTTTAAATAATCCAAAAACAGATAATTACTTGGATTTTAAAAGATGGGCTCTTAGTCCCTATTGTTTATGGTCATATGTTCCTTCAGCAACTCGTGATTATAATGCTCCTGTAGATATAGAAGGAGAACAAAAATGTTTACCTTATTATACTAGAACTATTAAAAAGAGACCAGAGTGTACTGGGGAGGATCCTGGTATGAATTCTAGTATTCAAGAAGTTAATATCATTACTCATGTTTTGGATGAGATTTTAGTTTTTAATGATATTAAAATATCTGATTATGCTAGAATATCTCTTAACTGCAATCATCCTGAAAAGAAAATTTATAATAATTTGCCACATATAGATCATCAATTTCCTCATGGTAATGTAATTGTATATTTGACAGATTCTGGTGGCAAAACTTTTGTTAAGAATGAAGACACTTCTTTATATGAAGAGCATGATCCAGTAGAAGATGATATAATATTGTTTAGTGGTAAACATTTTATGCAAAACCCTTCGGATAACCGAAGAATCATACTAGTTGCCACAATTCTACCTCAAGTGTTAGAATAAATAGTAGTGTTCAGAGAGGAGTTATGGCAGATTTCTTTGAGTCAGATATTGTCCGAGAGGAGATGGAGACTATCAATGAAATGCAAGAAGAGATTTATTCCCAAGTGTTTAAATTTCCAGAACTTCCTATAGAAGAACAAATTGATCATTTAGATTCTTTGATGGAATTGCTTGAAAAACAGCAGATCCTTTATACTCGTATGAAACTATCTGATGACCC